AGTTATTAACATTAAACCTGTATCTTTTTTCACCGACATTATATTCAAAACCTTTGAACTTGTCTCCAAAAAACTCATTAGTTTTACTGCTAAAGTTTTCTGCATGCATTTTCTGCTGTTGTTGCGTTTGCTCTGTAGTTTTTTTGTATCTATTGAAAAAATCAACAGCCTTCTTTTGTTCAGGCGTAAGCCTTGATCCAGCTTTAATTTCTTCATAGTACTTGGACTTTTGCCCGTCCAGATGGGCTCTAGCGTTGGCAACTTGCTCTTTTAACGCTAATTTTTTTCTCAATACATCTTTCTCGTCATCTACTTCTTCGTCGAAAGAGAATTGATCTTCCATAAGGAAGTTAATTTCTTTATTATCTAAATGAGGCTTTGTTTGGTAATAGTACTCTCTTAACACAGCACCATCATTTAATTTACTGAAATCTTGATTTAATTTAACATAGTCAATTAAACTTCCTCCAGTCTCATTCATGAAATCTACTAATTTTTGAATATTTTCAGGAAGAGGTGTTCCAGTTTGTTGTGATTCAGCTACAGCTTCTTTAACTTCATTAGCTATTTCATCAACTTTCTTTTCTTCCTCTTCAGTAATCTCTTCTACAACTGGAGCTTCTTGTGTTTCTGCTTCCGGTTGTATTTCTTTTTGTTCTTGTGTGGGCTCGGTACTTTCAGACTCTGCAACCACTCCGCTGTCGTCAGTTGAACTTTCTTCAGCTTTAGTTTCTTCTTTTGGTTCTTCATTTTCTTCTTCTGGTTTTATTGGTTTACGTAAATCTACTTTAGTAATACTTTCTTCAATTTCTTGTTTTTTAAAGTTTTTTAAGTTTACTTTTGTAACATTTTTATCTTCAGCTTTAGCAATATTTTTAGTTTTTTCTACTGTTTCTTCAGCTGGTTTTTGAGAAGTTTCGTCAACTATCTCTTCTAATGTGTTTTCTTCCATAATATAATATAATAATAATTAATAAATTCTAAATACCAAATCCTCCGCCTAGTATATCATTACCTGCAGATTCAAAGTTTTTAGGTGGTTTTTCTTTTTGTTTTTGATCAAGTAATTCTGATTGATGAGTTGCTTGCATTTTTGCTCTCTCATCTTTTCTATCGTCCTTTATTGTTTCTTTTGTTTTTGCTCCATCAACTTCTAATTGTTTCAATCTCATTTGCAAAGCAAATTCATGATTCATCAACTCTTTTTTCAACATAAACTCATGCTCACTTTTAGTTTTTTCTATTTCAGATTTAGCAGTTTCAAATTGTATATCAGACTGAGCTTTAGCTTGAGTTTTCTGAACTTCCATTTGAGCAGCCGCTTGTTGAGCTTGAACATTTGATCTAGACTGAGCCTCCATATTTTCTTGCTGCATTCTTTGATCTTTTTCTTCCTTTTTCTTTCTACGTATTTTTAAAAGTTGATTTGCTAGTTTAATATTTTTAATTTCTCTAAGATCAATAGCATCTTCGAGCTCTATTATTTTCTGCTGTAAAGCCATTTGAATATTACCTTCTAATCTAGCTCTTTCTTCATCATCTGGTTGTAATTCTAAAAATATACCAAAGTCATATAAATGTAGTGTAGTCATTTCTTTTAATGTAGCCACATTATGACTTCCTATAGCTTGTACGAAAGCATCTCTGGTTGGTGAATACTCTATAATATCTGATATTCTAAGTGATAAACATTCTGCTACTTCAGATGTTAAGTATAAACCTGCTTGTAATATATGTCTTGTTGCTGTATTAGAATTTGCTGCAGCTAATTTTTGTATACCAACTAAAGAATCTGGGTCTGGAGTACTAGCATCACGAGCTTCATTTAGACCGGTTACATCCCTAATCATTTGTAAATAGTAATTGTAATTACCTATAAGCGCTTGTAATTTGTTACCCGCGCCAGCTCCATTTGATATTTCTTGAATTGGTACTTTACCAGGATTTTGGTCACCATCACCAGTGAATGACCTACCAACAACACTACCTGTTTGGAAAAACATATTTAACGCTTCCTGTGGGTTATAAGTAGTTCCGTTACCTAAATCTATTTCAGCAAGCCCATCAGCGTCTAAAAAGACTCCATCAGGAATCATACGTGATAATACTTGTTGTAGTTTTAAATGTGTTAACTGTATCATATCAGCAAAACCAGTTATACGTTTTACTAAAGATTCAATTCTACCTTCATACATCCTTGGAGCTACAATGGCATAATTCATTTTAACTTTAGTAAAGTTACTTTTAGGGCGTAACATATTTTTTGCCATCTCCCATTTAAGTAGTTTGTCAGCGCCTAATATATAAGCCCCTTCATATACAGTCTCTATAGATCTTAATAGTTTTCCAAATCCACCCTGCATTTCATCTGGTGGATTGAACGAATCATCTTTAGGTATAATTTTATCAGCTCCAGTGGCTGTTTCTTTTACCTTATAAACCTCGTTCATATATGTTTTGTAGTTAAAGTACAGAACTCTAATAGTGTTATTATCTTCTATCCTATTATTAGCCCATCTAGAGATATTATTATCCCCACTCTTAACTATATCTTCTAGTTCACTATGATTTAAAAAAGGGAATTGTTTAACTAATTCGTTAATAGGTATGTCTTTAACTTCTCCAACATAATATATATCGTCGAAATAAGGGGATTCTGTATGGGAATATACAAGATTAGCTGGATCTACATAATCAATAACTACTCCTTCTGACGTATTAAAGGATGTTTTAACTGCTCCAATACCTAGAATTGTTAAGTCAGAATAAAATCTTTTTCTTATTAATTCATATTTATTACCAGTAAATAAAGTATTTAAAGCTTGTTCTTCAGCAATCTCTACGGCTTGCTTGTAATTAAGCTGCATGTGTAACTCTAACTCCTCTTTGTTATCAGGCATATCTTCCTCTTCCGTTTGCGCAAAGTCAAAGCCAAAGGTATCTTTAGTATATTTATGAAAATCTTTTAAACGCATATCACGCATAATAGTTTCCATATATTCAGTTCTTTTACTGACACCAAAAGGATCTTGAGAATAAGCTTTTATATCATAAGCTCTTTCAGCCATACCATTAACTACAATATCTACAAACTTGGGTATAATTGGAACTGGCTTCCAGTCTAAATTTAAATAGGACAAATCACCGTTTATAGATAACTCATCCTTATATTTTTGTATTGATTGCTCACCTCTAGCATATAATCTTAAGTTGTGAAAATCATTTCTATTGCCAGCATATCTATTTTTGTTGTTATCTTTTTTGAACCATTCCTCTTCTATAGCTTTTGCTACTTTAAGACCATAGTCATAACTCATCTTTTCGATGTCGCTTACAACTTGACTAGGGAAATTGCTATTAACAGACTGCGTCATATTTATTTTTTTATTATTGATGTAGTGCCACTATTGTTGTACTTGGCAATACTTATGTTTAATTTAGATTTTTCTACAACAGCATTGGGTCTATATAGTTGTCTGTTGCAAGCCATAATAGCTAAACCAGAGCTAATAGCGGCATCAAATTTTGTTCTTCTATTTATATCGAATTTTGCCCAATCATTCAATGTTTCATTAAAGTACATGTTTCCAGTGCTTCCATCTTGCTTGATGCCTACGTGCTCTTGAATATACATTTCAATCGCTGCTGCATGTGCTTGTTTTATATCTTCGCTGGAGTTCGGTATACCTCCAATTTCTTTTTCAGTTACAGATAGTTTATTCCAAAGTTTATCAGGACGATTCATAGAATAACCTCTATATCCTCTTCTTCTTAAATAATAAAGCAATCTAGGTTTATTATTTTCAGCTAGCAAAGGCATTCCATAAAATACTAGTGCCATTAGTACGTCTTCAAAAAACATCTCTGCAGTCTGTGGTCTAGCTACATATTCTAAAAAGAATTGATTAGCTGGAGCTTCTTCCATACTAAATTTGGTTAAACCGTGTAATGCGCCTTTAGATCCTTTACCATCTACTGTTCCTGATATATCGTAACTATCACAACCAAACGCTCCTAAGTGATCATTTGAAGGATATTTAATACCATTTTTAGTATAATATCTATTCTGCATTTGTTGCGGTGGAACCCAACTAACTTTAAATCTACCTTTTTGATCTGGATAAAATATAACTTGTGAATCTTTTATTCCATTTAACCACTGAAAATTACCTTGTGAAATACCTAGTGTTCTAGTCATTTCTTCATTATAATCTATTTGTTCGTATAACTTCACAAGATTAAACAAACTATTTAACGCTTCATCTCTAAACGCGTGTTCTGTTGTTCTGGGGAATTGACGGTAAAACTCATTTAAAGCATCGTGATCACCTTTTAAACCATCAACCTCGTTTTGCCAACTATCTATTACACCTAAATCTATTAGTTCACCGTCTGGGGCAAACACATCGACGTCAGGAGTAGTGAATACTGGAACTCCGAACTCGTCAATAAATCCTTCGTAGTTCCATTCCATTGGGATAAACAAAG